GCGCCAGAGACAGTGATCATCCCCGCCGCGTTTACAGTATGTGTGCCATCAGTGACGGTGAGACTGACACCGCCACCAGTATTGATAGACGCCGCGAGCTTCCTCAGCGCCTCCGACGTGTCGAGAAAATCGCTGGGAAAAAGTTCAACGGTCATTCCACTCTCGCTGCCGCTGAGCCACCTCTGACGAGCGCGGCGAGTCGTCTAAGGGAGGGCCTGCGTTGGTCTTCTCAAGATCAGATAGAAACGTGTCGACCTCGTCGAGCGAGGCGTTCGCGTCTGCCAGCGCCGCGTGAGACTTGGTGAAGACAGCCTCGCGTCGGTGGTCTGCGCCCTCGATGCGCTCCATCAACTTGGAGGCATCGGCATCCAAGTTGTGTTGGAATTTCTTCAGTGCCTCACCGACACCACGAAATTTCGGTGTCATTTGCTTAGCCCGATGAGAAAGAAATGTATCACGAAATTCACTAGATACACGAGCGCCGCGATCTTCAGGATTAGTACTATGTCGCGCCAGTTCGGCCACGACCTCCGCGTAGTATGCGGCGATGCTGGCGGAGATAAGTCTAACATCCACGGTTCCTCCCCTATTCTCTATTTTCAGTTCCGAGCACAGTCATGATGCCGGTAGTCGGCGTGATTTGGTTGCCACCAGCATCGACGATGCTCGCTTCATGATAGTAGTTACGCAGCAAGCCAACGGTGTCTATTCCACTGAGTGTCATGACACAGCTAGTCGACGGCGAGTCAAGAAGCTCGATGCCGCCGCCGCTTAATGACGACTTGGTGATGACAGCAGAAACGCCAGCTAAAGGCACGCCAACGGTTTCCTCGTAGGCGCTCCAATAAACCGTATAGCCGTCAAGGCTGTCCAGCCCGGTGACGCCTGAAAAGTCGAAAGTCACCTCAAATAGATTTCCCGCTGAGATCGAGAAGTTCTGAACGTCCGGTCCAGTTGGTTGATCCTGCCAGGACATCAGCGCCTCCCAGTGAGCGTCACACTTGAGCGTGCAGCACCTTTGAGCGTGGTCTTCGCTCGCGCCCCTATCATTTCCGTCTGCGCTCGCATCCCAGCCAATGTGGTCCGGTTGCGCTCCCCGTCGAGCGTGATGCTATTGAAGATCGGCCAATACTGCTTATCGCTGGCATCGGCTGCTTCATCGATGCTGACAACGAAGACGCCAGCCGCGCGGGCGATGTCGAGCGCCGTGGCATTCTCTGCGACGACCATCGGCAGGATCGCCAACGCCGATGACGTATCAACGGCCGATGCCGCCTCGCTGACGGTCTCCCGAACGGACGCAGACGCCGATGACTGGTCGTCGGCAAACGCGGCCTCAACAGTTTCTTCAGAGACCGTTACTAAGCTGCTCTCGCTCTCGATAGCGAAAAGAACTTCAGAGACTGTGCTTGGCAACGTGGCGATGTCAGAGGCAGCGTCGGAAGCAGTCACTGCCTCCGAGATCGTCATCATCAAAACGTCCCCGCCAATCGAGGACATATCAAAAACGGCAGCTGCCTCCGCTATCGAGCTTCTCACTACAGCGGTGTCGGTCAGAACATCAAAAGCGCCAACAACCTCTTCCTGCGTATCAGCCGTTGAAAGTAGAGCAGTGACACTGTCATCGCCAACAACCGATTCCGAAATACCATCGCTGGTGCTGAGTAGAGCGTCTATAACGTCAACAGCAGAGGCCGTCTCCAGTACGCCATCTACTGTACTGAGCAAGGCGTCTTGGTTATCAGCACCACTGGCGGCTTCAGAAACCACACCTAACAGTGTGGTGACGGCATCCGTGACATCTGAAGCCGCCGCTGCTTCAACCGCAACGTCGGTGGCTGATAGCAACGATGATGCTGTGTCAGCAGCCGACGCTGTTTCTGAAATTACAATCGGCAGTGTTGCAACGTCGCTGACATTATCATTGGCCGACGCTACCTCGATAATGGCGTTGGCTTGAACTGCGGAACCCCCAAGACTATCAGTCGCCGACGCTGCCTCAATAATGGAAACAGCATAAGTATTTGCGCTAGCTCCATTTGATTGATTAAAGAAAAAAAGCAGTGACATCTTAACCTACTAGATTGGTACGAGCTGCGAAAACATCTGAATGGCGTTGGCAACTTCTTGATAAAGCACCGCCAATTTTGTGGCACCGTCAAAGACATAACTCATCGCCATTCGTTGCCCTATAACGGAGGAACCGCAGAAATACGGCATGTAGGTTCCTGCCTCGAAGGTCTGCGTCAGAACATTGAAACGGGACATGCGGGCGGCCGAAGAAGCCGCCACAGTACTAATATGAAAATATTGCCCACCTAAAGTCACTGGGTCATAGCAACCGCAAGTTCCGGTGGTCGACAAGACAGCGCCACCAAAACCTTTGGCAATTGCTGCAGTCCACGCTCCAGTTGCTCCAGCTGTGATATCAAACATATCGACGTTAGCGTTATTACCACCCGTAAAGACAAACATCTGCCCTTGCAGACGATTGCCAGTGGGGTCTCTGGTAATGCCAAAGGCAGGCGCAATCATTACTCCAGCGCCATTCCCGGTGCCACCAGCCGCCCACGTTGTCGAGGCATCCCAAGCATTACCGCCGATACTGTAGTTGTACATGTTAGTAGAAGCAGAAGTTCGCAGCAGCAAACGATCATTGTTCTGCTCGACAACGAACAACGCTGCCGTGCTCGGTGTTACAGTGAAGGCAGGCACAGTGAATGTCGGCGTGTTGCCAGAAGTGTGCGAAGTGATGTTACGGCGCTGACCAACAGAAGTTGGCGCGGTTGCGTCCTGCACGATCCTGATCTGAAAGTTGCGATACTCGTTGGTTCCGAGTGACGGAATGCTTGGATTGGTGAGCGCAGCCGCCTGTATCGTGATGCTGGTAGGCGACCCGGTCACCGAGCAGGCTTTGTTCCCAGCCTGATTGTATGTTGCTCCGTTGTCTATGAAGCCGTCGCCTGGATTGCGGTCGTTAGAAATATAGACCTCTGCCGTAGCAAGAAAAAAACTGTCGGTGCCAATGGTCGGCAAGTTGGTGTTTGATAAACCAACACTGGATGGGTACCCGGTTCCGATATCTAGCATTTTAATAATTGGGCTGGCCCCTATGCCAAGCACATAGACTTTGCCCGACAATATCTCGTAACCGTCACCAGCTTGCGGAGTGAAGTCCAATGCCGGTGTAAATGTAATGGTCGGGGTCGTCCCAGCCGTATTCTTGGTGATGGTAACTTCGTTGGTGTGACCAGAACCGCCGCTCGACATGCCAATGACACGCATGCGAAAACCGATGCCATCACCACGATCAGCAAGCTGGTTCAGACCTACGGCTTGAAGAAGTACAGTCGAAAGTGTGACGGTGGTGGTCGAACCCGCACTGATAGTACCGATGCTACCAGAACCGCTAAGCGTCCCAACACCGGGACCTTGCGACGGATGAAAAATTGCACAAGAACCGGCACCAACCGTTGCGAGGGTTAAAGAACTGGTTACATTAAGCCAGTCGCCTGTGAACGTGTTGAAGGCATCAAGTATCCCGGTAGACCGATAGAAGAAAATAAACGGCAATCTGGTGTTGTTGTTTCTTTGATCGTAGATAAACGCGGTGCCAGCAGAACCTAGAGCTATACACGGTGCCTCCGGCCGCCACGGCGAACGGTCAAGCCCAGCTTTCCAGTTGAGGTTCAGCACCATTTTAGGTTCTCGTTATCGTTGGATTAATCGAGCTGGCCCAAGCATTTTGCATTGCATCTGTCGTCATCGTGCTTGCATCTGGACCACTGCTTCCTAACTTAGCCACACTAGAAACTGAACTTACAGTGGATACAATATTTAGACTCTGCTGGCCTGCGCCGGTATCAAGGACAACACGAAGTCTTCCGCTGTAATCAGGTGCTACTGATAGAGCTTGCGCGATGAGGTTCAACGCATTGCGCATCTGCACAGCAATATTAACCAACGATATCCACTGAATATTGTCGCTTGCTGCTGCTGCTACTGAATTATCCAGCGACTCAGTTGCTATCGGTGCCGGTGACGGCGTACCGACGGTACCAGAGGTGGAGGTATTCGGCGTTGTTACTGTCATGTCAGAATCCCACCGCTTCTTCCCAATTAGTCTCCACAGAAAAGCTCCATGTCCCCGTCGCAGGCACCGTGGCTGCTATGACGAAGCCTTCGTTGGAGGCGAGAATGATTGGCTGCTCACCGGCCGCATACCCGGTAAACATATCGATAGGCGCTAAGATTGAATTGCCAGCTGTTGCCTGATCGCTCGTGGTCAGTGACGAAAGCGCTTGGGCGTCGAGCGTCCGCGTCCCAGCCGTCAAAGCTGCAGTACTGGCAATGCGCAGATCGGCGATCTGCGACTTGGCGTAAAGCGTGTTTAGCTTGCCATCATTGTTAACCGGGGCGATCCCGGTGCCAGAACTGTCCGAAGCCGTGAACGACCGCGCGATAATCAGTTGAAAGGTGAACGTGCCAGCCGTAAACGCCGCAGAAGTATCACCAGCGCTGATCCGTATCCGTCGTAGCGCCACCTTCAAATTTGGCGTCGTTGGTACGCCCCATCGAAACGAATAAATCGGCGCACCGCCAGCTAGCCCGGCGGCCATCACGCTGGACGCTGCCCCGATGCGGAAGACGCCAGAGGTGGAGATTGACATTAATTACATGCTCACAGAGTAGCTGACGTTCACAGTGTCTCCGCTCAGCACCGCGCGAGTGCCGCCAGCGAACACCCCACCGCTCCAGATCGTGCCATGAGCATCATCCTTAGTGGCAATCGCCGTGCTCCCATAAAGGATGAATGCGCCCTCGATAGTCCCGATGCCGGTGATGGCAAATGACAACGCAGCCGACAGCGCGATGGCTCCAGCAGAGGCAGATGACCACACGCACGTCTTACGATTTCCGGTGTAAGTCGGAGCATTTGCGCCACCAGCCTCTTTCCAGCCGTTGGTGCCGTTGATCTGAAGTCCGGTGTCTCCAGCCGCCGTCGCCGAGTAACCCACTGATGAAATCAGTCCCATATACGGACCAGTAGGAGTGTAAGACGATCCTGCAAAGATGGTGTTAAAGGCAAGATTCTTACCTTCAGTCACCACCACGTTGTCGATGGTGTCGCTCCATTTCACCTTTCCGTCAGGACCAACACACTCAAACTCGAAGCGACCTTTTGGGTCGAGCATATCAGAAAGTGGTGCACCGCGAATTACAGTAGCATACTGCTTATGCGCAGCGTTGGCGCGCTCGGTATGTTCCATTGGCGTTGTCCTTTTCTATCTCGCCACCTTGCGCGGTGGTTGTAACTCATCGTCCTCGCGCTCCAGCTGCGGCACGGCCGAGCGAGTCGTCACCGGCGCCGCTGGCTTGACCTCAGACACCAGGAAGTCGTCAGGGCGCTTGATCATCTTCTCGATAGCCGTGTCGGCCAGCCTCAAGTTCTCTTTGATCTCGCCGGGTTCTATCCTGATGTTGTTGGCATTGTCGATGCCATCATAGAAGGCTCGCGGCGTGTGCTTAGAAACATTCTTGACCGTGCAGGTAGAAGTCTTGATGATAACCATTTAATTCGCCTCCGATTTGTTTTTTGAATGAAAAAGACGGACCGCAAGAAGTTGCGGGCCTGCGGCCCGTGAGTGTCACGTCGTCGCTCTTTATTCTTCTTGATCTTACGAGTTGGACGTGATTCCGTCGAGATACTGGAACGCCGCCGGCCGACGCACTTCGACCGAGCCGACGCGGAAGATTCCGGGGATCTCGAACGTGATCGGTCCAGTCTGCCACACCGGCAAGAAGCGGTGGATCATCGGGACGTGAAGCTTCACCACCCGCGGGTCCTTACGATAGGCAACCAGCCGCCCCTGGCCGGCGTGACCAGCGGTGTCCAGACCGATGATGCCGCGGATGGTCAGCGGCGCCCCGGTGAGGAAGGTGTACTGATTGTACTTCGCCAGGTAGTCAAGCGCGTTGCCGTAGGTATTGGGCACGCGGGTGTTGGACAGGATCGACATCGCCTGCAACGGCAGCAGCACGGTGTCGGCCAGCTCGACGGTCTGCGACCCGGTGTACACGGCCGTCAGCGCGTTGTTGACGTCGCGTATCATCTGGTCCGCCGTCTTGGTGGTCCACAGCGGCGAGCTGCCGGTGCCGTCGGCGATCGCCTCTGCCACCGTCACCGTCGGGGCGTTGAACAGCCCGTAGGTGTTCTTGGTTGTGGAACCGAAGTAGGCCAACCGATCCACGAACATCTCGTAGGCAAAGCGCGCCGCCTCGGCCCGCTCAGCCGTAAGATTGAGGCCCGGCACCATCATGGCGGCGCCGATCTCCTCGAGCGTGTACCGGTAGCCGATGCCGGCCATCTCGATACCTTGCTCGTACTTGTTGCGGTTGATGTCTGCGAAGCGCATGTCGCTGGCCTGGCCAGAGAACCAATCGGCGTGGCCAACCTTGTCCATGCTGAAGTAGGTGACGCTCTTCGCCCACTCGTTGGCGGACGAGTCGACCGGCACCAGTTGCTTGTAGAGGATCTCGGGGTACTGAATCCGATATACCTCTGCCTCGATGTAGGTGGTCTGCGACACGAGGAAGCTCAGCGCCTCCTGGTCATCGTACAAGTTCAAACGCATCTGCGTTGTCCTTTTCTTGTTGTTGCGTGCGAGACGCGTTAGGTGTTGACGTTGCCGGTGTTCAGCGCCAGGCGAACCACGGCCAAGTTGGGTGACTCGGTCTGCGCGCCAAATGCCAGCTGGCCGATGGTGGCAGACGTCATCCACATGGCACCCTCGAGCAGCGTGCCAGTATCGCCGAGCTGCCCGGTGGACGGGTCGAAGTACACCGGCGACCCTGCCGTCACGTTGGTGGCGGCCGTGACCCAGAAGTCACCGCGCACGGCCACGGCCATGTTGTCGGTGTTCTGGTAGCGGTCGGGACCGGGGGAGACCACGTTCGGCAGCGTAATGTCGCTGACCGTGATGCCGAGCGCCTGGGTGCCGCCGTGGGCCCCGAGCACCGCGGCACGGTCGGTCGACAAGCCCTGCGAGACTACGAGGCCGAAGCCGATGCCGTTCCCGGAGTAATCCTCGCAGATGCGAGTGTCGATGTCCCACCCCGTGGACGTCGCGGGCATGCCGTTCTGTCCAGAAGTGAGGTAGCGGTTGTAGTACTGTTGGACTGGTGCGGGCTGCAACATTTTATTGTTCTCCTTGTGCTTTGCCCTTCAGGGGAATTACTTACTTGCCGTCGCCGCCGCCGGCGGCGTGCGGGCGGCGCCAAGCGTTGTTGAGGTCCTTCTCCATGTCGGCGAACGCCGCGTCGCGGACGTCAACGCTGCTGTCTCCGGAGCTGTTACCATGCCGCCTGGCTGCGTCACCAATGGCGCGTCCAAGATTGCGATGGCCGGTATTGCGGCCCTTGTCGCCATCCTTGACGTCGATCGCGTCGAACAACGGGGCGACGTAGTCGTCCGACTTGTCCTTGACGAATGAGTCGCCGTAGTGTTTGGCGACCGCCGCGCGGGCGATGTCGGAGTTCGACTTGCCGTCGAACGAGAACGCCTTGTCCAGGATCTTGCTGGCACGGTCGATCACGGCGAGGCGGTCCTTGACCAGCTTGTCAAGGATTGCCGGAGTGGCCCCGGCCTGCGCGTCGACGAGCTGCTTCTTGAGCGCAGCGATCTCGCCGTCCTTGGCGTCCACGGCCTTCTTGCCGCGGACCTTCTCCTCATCTTCTTCTTCCTTGTCGGCTGCTGCCTTGTCCAGCTTGCCCTTCAGGTCCGCCTTGTCGGCGATCAGAGTGGCAATCTGCTTGCGGATGACACTGGCAGACAGCTCATCGGCAACTTCGATCGGGCTGCCGTCGATGGTTACGATAGCGCTCATAGTTTTTTCTCCTTGTTCTTGAGCGTCGCTTGTTTTCGACTTGACCCAGTCGGCGGGTAGTTCCTTCGTCGCGCCTAGAGACTTGGCGCGAGAAATGATGTGAGCCTTGGCCGCCGCCGGGTCCTTGGCGCGGCCGATGGCCCTGACGGCGTTCTTTAAGTCCTCCACCGTCTTGATCGGGAAGCCGCCGCCGGGTAGCGCGGCGCCGGACTTGGCCAGCTTCTTGCGGTCCTCTTCAGAGAACCCGCGGTCGTCGACCGCGGCGTCGTCCAGATCAAGCCCAGCACAATACTCATCGTATTTTGCCGTGCCGATGGCGTCACCGTAGTTGGTGGTCAGCAAAGACTTCAGGTCCGCCGCCGCCAATTTCTTGACTACCGGTGCCGACTTGTGATGGGTCATGACGCGGAGATAGTGGAGAGAGTCGGGGTCGATCTCCTGCACAGAGTCATCGTCGCCAACTCTCAATTTGTCGCCGCCTCTGGCCACCGGCACCACGGCCAGGTGGTTGCCTCGGATAGCAGTCTGCATCGCGTCGTAGGTCTCGCCCTTGTCGGTGGTTCCCTTCTTCCACTTCAGGTCAGTGGTGTAGCCGACGCTCAGCTCCTTCGCCTTGCCACTCTCAATGGCGTCGATCGCCGCGGCGTCCATCACCACCATGGGCACGCGGATGACGTCGCCGTCGCGCACCACCTCGTCACCGGTGTGGCCTATCGCGTACTTCTTCCAGTTGGCGGCGTTGACCTGCTCGCTGGGGTGGTTCAGCGTTATCGGCCGGTGCGCCATGGAGTGCATGGCGTCCTTGCTGAATACCTCGCTCGGCGGGCGGTAGACGCGGACCTCGCCGAGGTCCGGGCGTCCCAGCTCGGAGCCCTTGTAGGTCTGGATGCCGGTGCGCGCCACGCGTGCGTTGCACGTCAGGTAGCCGTCGCTTGTCCTGCGCACGCCGTCAACCACGAAGGCGTCGAACATCTGGATAGAGTGGTCTCTCATATTCGTCGCTCCGCAGTTGGGGCAGTGTTCTTGTTCTTTGGGATAGACGGTGTCGCACTGTGGGCAGGTGACATCTTCGCTCTCCTCGCTGGTCTCGAAGCTGAGACCCTGCTGAGCGTCCTCGAGCTGGCGTATGAGGGAGGAAAACGAGGCGTCTAAGTTCTTACTGAACTTTTTCTTGCTGTTGTGCGGCACGTTCATCGTGCTCCTTCTTCTTGGCGTCCTGGTTAGTGCGCCAGCGCAACCGGGCCTGCGAGGCAACGATCGCGTTGTGGCCGCCTATAGTATTGTCCACAGCCTCGGCCGTGGCGCAGTAGCCGCCGATCATGCCGCCGGCCACGACTGCGAGTGCAGCGATGAAGGCGTTGAGGTCGGCGCCGATGCCGACCTTGCTGACGTAGGTGGCCAGCTCGTGGATCAGCCGCGGGTCCGGGCCTACCTGAGCCGGCGCCGGCTTGCCCAGGCCGACGTTGACGGCCTCGGCCGAGGTGTCGTTCATCAGTTTATTATTCATCACTCTCCTCCCCATGCTCATCACGCGGCTCGTCCGGGTCGAAGGCGTCGCGCACCGGAGCGAACCGCAAGTCCTCAGCCGGCACGAACGCACAGCGGCAGTTACACAAAAGGATTTTTTGTGCTATCATGTATCCAACAGACGTCTGGAGGTCATAAACATGTCCCACATAGTTAAAGCTGCGGACCGAAACGACATCATCCATCTCTATCAACAAGGGTTGTCGGGTCATAAGATCACTAAAAAACTGGGCATACCTCGAAGAGAAATTTACAGCCTGCTCAAGGACGTACTTAGAAATCCCGGACGACCCAAGATTATTTTTAAGAGAGGACAGCTTCGTCAACTTATCAATGGTTACTTGGCCGGAACTTCTATGAAAAACCTTTCGGATCAAACTGGAATAGGACGAGGGGTACTTGGCAAATGTTTCATGAAAGGGGGTATCAAACTGAGATCCGCTTCCGAAGCTGAGTATCTTAAATGGGGGCTGATCAAGAAAAAAGGTCGCAGGGCGGTCCGACGTCAGTGCTCCGGAGCTTGGAAAGCTGCCAAAGGACGCAAAGCGTCGAGAAAGGAGCTGCTTCACCGCAGCAAGTCTAAGCAGTTCCACATGTCCCATGTTGGTAAATGGGAGAATGAGCTTGCTGCCGCGCTTTGCGAACTGAAACTGGATGTAACGCAACAAACGCCAATCTACCGCTACAATGTCGACATCACCATTGATAAGCCTCGCATCGCCGTGGAGATCATCACTGCTTGGGGGGACAAGGCAGCATCCCTGAACCCTAAGCGCATCAAATATCTCCTCAATAAGAGGTGGACTGTAGTAATCATTAAAACCAACGGAGCTACCCCTAAAATCCTCACTCTTGCAAAGAAGCTTCATTCCCTCGCAAATATCTTGAGCCACAACAGGCCCGAGCGATGTCAGTACGGGGTGTTGACCAGTGACGCTAAGTCTTTTCCCACCTCTCGTACTAATCTCAATAGCTGGACCAGAATACCAGGATTTTAGAGACGCCAAAACCTGTCCTTCAACAATAGCCCCTGGTAAAACACAATTCAGGTGCGCAGGGATCAGCCCCTCGGCGTCGTCCAGCGCGTAGGGGCCATCATTGCTGATCTCCTCACAAGTAGGGCAGACGTCATCGTCGCCAGCCGTGAGCACCTCGACGGTGGAGAGATCGACGTCGGCATCCCGCGTCAGCCCGTGCGCCCCGCGCTTAACTCTAATTCTCTCCGCCATCACTCCGACGTGCGTGACGCCCTGCCGGCGGAACATGTCCAGCAGCGCACAATTGTAAGCCTTCACCACCATGAAGTTGGCTAGGGCACGACCGCGACTAACGCCGACCGCCTTGATCATCGCCGCCACGTCGCGCGCGATCCGCGCCGGCTTCTTATTGGCCAGCAGCCCGTTGGCCACGACTCTGGTGGCTTGCTGCACTACCGCAGCGCAGATGCCTTTAAGCTCAGCGCAAGCGAGGTCGGACATGACATTGGCGGCGCGACTGTTAGTCGGCAGTTGCGGATCAGCGGCCTCCCCCGCGCGCCAAATGTACATGTTGACGAAGCGGTCCTCGTTGGTCATCACCTGGCGAGTTGCTTCCTCCATCCACCGCGTGAACATCGGCACCTTGTCGGTCTGCGCCAGCTGCATAGCGTGAGTGATCGACTGCACCGTGGGGTCGGCCATGCCGTGGTCGGTCAAGGCGCTAACGGCGAGCTGCCGCAGCTTGGCCCAGCGGCGATCAAGGTCGTTGCGGAACTTGCCGCGCAGCGGGCCGGTGCCGGTGGGGTCGTACGGGCGCGGGCGCGCGTCCTCTACGAGAACCTTGCGCTGGTCATAGAACGGCTTCCGGTTAGTTCCCAGCAGCATCAGCTCTGCACCACGTAACCGGAGGAGGTGGCGAACGGCGAGCGCGAGTCGCCAGACGGCCACACCAGGCCAGAGCGCACGTCTAACTGGCCCACCGTGCCGGTGGGGATACGCGCCGACGGCCAGAACTTCTCGTAGGCGAGCTGCTGCGTCTGCTGCTCCCTCACGGCTTATCCTCCGGCTTCGGAGGCTCGTGCGCCGCGGGCGTCGGCTTGATCTGCACGCGCTTGGCCCCGACGTTGGTGGTCGGCGTGATGCCGCCCTGGGTCGGCGGCGGCCGGGAGTCCGGCTTGGCAATGTTGCCGGGCTTCTTCGGAGTGGGGTCTTCGGTCATCATCCCGCGCTCACCATCAATGCTCCACCGGACTCAACCCACAGCGCATTAAGAACGTGTGGGTCAGAAGACGGCAGCCCCACCAGGATAATACCAGTGCTATTGATCTGAAGTGCTTGGCTGCTCGGTCCGACCACTTCAGCGATCTCCCCAGCTATCCCGGCAACGCCGCTTGGGGCAGCCAAGCCAACTCCTCCTGCAGACGACGTTATGAGAACAGCTCCAATGTGCATCTGCGTTGGGTTCACGTCGAGCGTGAACGTGCCAGTGCCGGGCGACGGAGTGACGACGACGTTGCCGTTGCCGGCGTCAGTGACGCTGACTCCAGAGCCACCGCCGGCTGACAGCTCATTGATCTGCCGCTCCATGCGAAGCGGGTCGAGCACCGCGTAGGGGTCGAATACGTCGCTCACTCTGCTGCGTCCTCGTGGATGGTCGACTTCCAGTCTTCCTTCACCGGCTCGAATATCTCTGGCCCCAGCTTTATCGGCCCACGGTATGGCTCGACAGCATCTAGATCAAAATCCTCGGGCACATCCCAGCTGACCGTGATGTGCGGCTGGTACTCAGGATGGTCCCAGCTAGCACCTTCTTTCTTCATGCCCTCGTGGCGGTAGGCCAGTTGCGACGAAGAGAACATGAGGACCACGGCGTCGCCTAGCCGCTCCAGCAGCCGTACTCCGCCGGGCGGCACGGTGAATCGACCCCTGTCGTCCCCGGTATAGTCGTTGCCCATCTTCATCCAATCAACCAGCGTCTTTGAGAACGCGATGGTGACGTGCATAGCTGCCGCTGGGAGTGTGGTGGAGAAACCCTGCGCCTTGGCCCACTTCACAATGTCGTCGCCGTTTAGCACGTCACGCCGCACGTACAGCGTGCGCGGGATAGCATCTCGAACAGATAGAAGTGACAGGCGGTCGAAGTACTCCGCGCTATCCCTCATCTTCCTGAAGTCACGATACGTGCGCTTTCGCATCAGCGACGGCCGCCGCGTCGGCTCCTTGGCGTCACCGACCTGCTTGTCGCCCCCGTTGCCGCTCGCCTTCATCTGTTCCATCGCTGCCTGGACCGGTGAGCCGGGGATGGGGGCACCAGACTGCGGGTCGAAGCTGCCGTCGGGCTCATCCGGCTCCTCGCCGAACTCGTCGATGGCGTCTTCCAGCCCAGGATAGACGCCGTCCTCGATCAGCTGGTTGACTACGGCGGCGCGCAGTGCGTCCTCGTTGATCAAGCCACCCGTCATATAGACCTGCGTGGCCTGGGCCTTCTGCAAGCTGATGGCCGCGATCTCCTTGGGGTCGGGCTGCGACAGAGGGTTCCACTCGTAGTAGACGTTGGGGTCGAACTTGCCTAGCGCGGAGCGCAGCAGCACCTGGTCGAGCGTGTCCAGCGCCGGGGTGTAGACATTCTTCTGGTCCGCAGCGATCATATCGTAGTAGTTCTTGACGTCGCTGCTGGCACCGCTGTGCTCGTTGCCGCCGAGGCCGCGACTCTGCTGGCCGAACACCCGTGAGAACGGCACGCCGGCGGACGCGCAGGCCAGCGTCATGAATTTCTCCAACACCTGCGGCACGCCGCCGAAGTTGGTCTGCACCCGCTCCCACTCCTCGTTGGTGTCGAGGACCAGCGTGTTGATGACAGACTTGGCCTGGTTGGCAGCGCTGAAGCGTCCGATCAGCTGGTTGGCGTACTCGGCCGTGGAGATCTTCTTGCTGAACTCTGGTATCTTGACCACGTCCATCTTGGCATCGTTGACCATGGCGGCCAGGCCGCCGACGGTCATGCCGAACTTCTTCAGGATGTCCTCAACCGCCTGTAAGATGCTATCACCCCACAGGCCGCCCAGCGGCACCAGCCGCCAGTCAGGCAGCTCGGCACCGGCGAACTGCACCACGCGGCTGGGGTGGATGCGCACCATGCCTGACTGCGGCGTCTCCTGCCGCGCAGGATCGCCGGCCTGCCCCTGCCAGCTCTCGGGCTGACTGTTCCCCTTCTCTCCGTAGAAGCCGAACAGCGGCGACTGCACCGTGAAGTATTCTGGGTAGGTGTACCACGGCGACTCGACGTTGTAGATGCGAGGTCCCGCGGCCAGCTCGTAGCGGTTCATCACCACCACGAACTTGAGCGCGTCCTTGCCGACGGCGTCGATGTCCAGTGGTTCCTCCGCAGGCTTACCATCGTCCACCCCCAGCACCATGCCGGCGCCGCCGTACAGCCTGGCGCGGATCAGCGCCAGCCGCAGCTTCTTCTGGATGTTGTGCTCGCGCTCGACGTCCTCGATGACCTCGATCTGGTCCTGGGACGCGTGCCACTGGCGCCACTCTCGGGCGGCGTCGTCGGCCGGCGCGTCAACCAGCCGCCTGGAGATCCAGTCGCTGCGGTAGGCGTTCTCCAGCTGGTCACGTTGGACCAAATTCAAATTG